AAGACGATCAATTTATGGGGCGATACGTCTATCCATTCCTAGAGGCTTTAGCTCTTAACATTGGCAAAGCCAAAGAACAAAAACCTGTAGTGGAGGAGAGCACAGATGGCTGATCTTACAGACGCACAAAAAAGAAAACTAATCAGAGAGTTGAGAGGCGCTAGCAAGCTGCATTCCTCGCAAGCGGATAAAATCGAGAAGACTCTAGCGAGACCCAAAAAGAAAAAGTAAGTGGACGATGGGCTGGCTAAAGCAATGGGCATGGACCTGGATCAGGCACAACAAGCCCTCCATGAAATACATACCCACGAGCGCGAATGTGCGCTACGATACAAGCGGATCGAAGAAAGGTTGGAGCAAGGGTCACGCCGATTTGATCGCTTAGAGCGACTCAGTTGGAGCGTGATCATTCTTTTGGTCGGGAGTCTATTGATTCCCATATATTTAGGAGGATGATGTGAGCGAACAAAGTCACATTCAGATTCCCACATGGGCCCTGCCGTTAGTGTTCGCGGCTGCATCGGGCCTTTTGGCGTGGGGTTCTATGAGAGCGGAAGCAGCAGCTACCGCTGAAGAAGTTGCTGAAATGAAAGTCAAAGTTGAGCAAGCCGATACTACGGGAAAGCTCAACGCCCAGGCGATCGATCAGATATCGAAGAACCTGGCCGAGATGTCTCAGACAGCACGGGACAGCGATCAGAAACTACAAACGCTGATCGAGTTGATGATTCAACAGGCAAGCAAAAACTAGCATACGATCCTGAAGATCCAAATCTATTCTGCGACCTGAGAGAATGGAATAAGCTACAGCTCGTAAACCCGCCAGCAAAACGACACGAAGTCGCAAAAGCTTGGTTGAGGTTCAATTATCAACAGTGTGGTTATGGGGCGATGATCTACGTCAGAAACTCGATGCCCAGAGTGTTGGGTACAGCGCATCAGGTAGATGTGGATGTTCTGACATGGGAACTCGTTGCCCCACAAGCAGAAAGAACGCAAGCAATGACTAAGAAGAGAAGATTATGACTCTCATGATCTTCGTTCTAGTCTTACTGACGCCAGGTGGTGTACCCACTGGCGTTGAACTATATTTTCAAGAACTCACTTCATGTTTAGAATATCGGGATGCTTTGGTGCATCAGAGCGTTCACCAACACAATTGGATGCGTAAAAAAACAAATAAGTTTGATGGTTTTTGTGAGGTAAGGCTCATACCACAAGCAGAGGCGG